CAAGTCGTTCATATAATCGCGCCAATACAAATTGAATAAATTGTTTACTGGGTTGCCTTGGATTGTCGATGAATGGGGTGGGATTTCAGGTGCCCAATTCAAATCAAAATCGGACACATTAGGATAAGTATTACTATAATGATTCAAAACAGGTACATTGGTCGATGTTGTTGCGCTACCACTGACCTCATTAAATAGATTGATGCTGATTTGCCCTGCGTTAAATAAGACCCTTGGACCGGGGGCAACATATTCAAGCGAATCATTGTAAAAGCATGGAATTGGTGTCCCATAGTTTGGAATTAATGCCGATGGTGTGCTTCGCGTCACAAGTTGAATTTGTTGATTCCCCTTTGCAAAATCGCTAGGCGGTGTTGATGGGTTGACCGTGTACCCCTCAACCTGATAGTCACCATATACGCGATTCAAGTTTTTATAGACCTTGGAATATGCGTCCTCACCCGCCGAATAAGTGAATTGGAATTTCGCCTTTTGAATGTCGACTGTGCTAGTGATTGAGATGTCTTTTGAGATATCGAGTTTATCCGTCCAATCAATTGCATCGCCAGTACCCAAGTAGTTGTTTTGCGGTATGATTGCGATTTGATTCGGCACGATGCGACTTGGAACGATTGCACAATTGTGCATTTTAATGATATCGTTGACCAAATCAATTTGACGCATATCGGGTGCGTTTTGTTTGTAGTCAATCGTTTGACCAATGGTCACATCAACGGCGTTGAGTTCGATGTATGATGACGTGAACGACCCTGTTCCAAAAACGCCATACACATCGACAACTCCATATTCAAACAAATCAACAGGCGTCCAAGAGTTTGCCTGACTTCCCACGGCGATTGCCTGATTGCTTTGAAATTCAAAAAATACCTCGTCACCAAAATCTAGGTCAAGGGTGAAAGTTTGGTCAAATGTGCCGATTGATGTAATTGCCCCACTTTGTGTCAAGGCAAAGTTGCTATATATATTGTCGACTACTGACCCATTCTTAAATACCTTGAGGCGCATTACTATATAGTTCGTCGGATAAACCCAAACAGTGGCAAAGTTTTGAAATACATGAAAAGTAAAAGTGCCAGTTGCCGAGGCCGTATATACACCTGTCACAGGGTCAAAGTCGTTGTTGTTGTCAAACATCTCAGTCATATTCACATAACTTGAGTTATCATTGAACCCATCATCTATCGCAAACGATGTTGTTGGATATGCCCGAAAAAAATACTGATTGCTTCCACCCTGATTGATGAGTTGAGGAGTATTAGTGAATGGCATCCAATAGTCTTCAATGATGTTCTCAAGCGATGTAGCGACTAACTCGAATCCCGCTTCAGCGATGATATTCTTGAGTAAAAACCACCAACTAACGGCAGGCGTCAGGTCGGCAGGATATACTGGGTTGCTTGCGTTCCTTATTGGGCGCGAATCCGCCTCAACTCCATTGCTCCATAGTTGCGCCCTATCACATAGCGTCCATATTCGGTCAGCGTTTTCAGTCGTTACATTCGCATAATTAACGACCTCATTCAAGTCATTAAGGGCAACGATATCACTCAACTTTTTTTCACCAATTGCACGAAACAAGTCAGGCGTCTCGGCATAAAATGCGACCTGCAAATCGACGTGCCTATCGAGTTGCTTGAACACTTTCATCAAACGCAAGTGACCTCGAATGATGGGCAAGGTATTCACTAGAATCTCGGCGGGAATCTTTGTGTTGAATAGTGTGTCGGTTGTATCAGCACTTAAATAGTTGACGTTAGCAATTGCCCCGAACACTTGTTGATTGCGCTCAGTCAATGGGATGCGGAACTCTCGCGAATAACTACCCACCGCCTTGAATTCGCTGATGTCATTGAATGACCAGTTTTGCGATATTGACTCATTCTCATATAGGTCGACATAAAATTGCTCATTGTTGCCAAGCGTGAACGTGAATGAGTCAGCACCTGTGATTGAGAATGGTATTGATGGGACATATTCAAGGGTGCCTGAATAAGGAACTAGCGAACAACTTAATGACCCACCAACGATTTGAACAGTGTCAAGGAATACGCCGTTGTCATATACATCAACGAACCCTTGCTCATCAATCAATTGTTGATAGACCGAACAGGGCAACATACCTACCAACTCGCTTACATACATTTTTTGTAGCGTTTCATTGAGCGAATACATCACGCTCGTATATGTCGTTGAGTCGTTCTTGACGACGACAAGTTGTACCTCGTTTATCATAACCAGTAGTCTTGGGATAGGGTGACAGTGAGAGTCACGTTGTACTTTTTACCGCTTCGCTCTTTTTTCTCGTTGAATGATGTGTCATTGATTGACACTGGTGTTGCCGTTCCGTCGGCGTTGATGATTTGAACCTGATTCGAGAAGAGTAGATTCTTTAAAAAAACAAACTCACCCTCTTGCACCCAATCGCTTGTGATGGTCAGGTTGCGAGTCACAATGTTCTCTCGGTCATGGAGTTGCCTGTCGGCGGGTCGGAATACCTCAGTTGAGTTGCGATATAATACTCGGCGGTATTGCTTACGCTCGATTTGATTATTGTATTCGTTTTTCTTTATGAAATTGAAATAGTCCCAACCGCCTCGCGAGTTTACCCAACCGAGTCGGACGTTGTCAAAACGACAATCGTGTTGACCCCATATCTCGGCATTATAGAAACAATATCGAATAGACGAAAGATTGCCCCCGCTATCTAGCAACTGAATTGTGTAATACCGCCAATTGGTAGTATTTGATGGTTTGCTTGACAATGCGGGTTCATCGTTTAAGTTTTGAGGGTAACAAGGAACGTGAACAATACCATCAATCTCACCTGTGTCAACAGTGTACGAGTATGTCGCTCCTGTCTCATTATACATTATATATCTAGCACGATATGAGGGCGAATTGAGGGTATATCGATTTGTCGGTGTTATGGACAAAAGACCATAGTCAGAACTCAAAACAGGAATATATACGGCGTCAACACCGCTAATTGGGAACGAGTATGATTTCCACCAATCGTGAGTATTTGCAATTCTATCGGTCAACACTTGAGCGGTCGTTGTCCCCATTGCAAACGACCAAGGTTCATCAGTCGAGTCTACGTTCGGCAAATATCCGAATGATGGTTGTAATGACGCATTGAACACAACAAGGTTCACATCTTCTCGCGCCGATTCATTCTCGGTCATTGTCGGTGCTCCGCCTACTGGCGTAACCAACCACCACTCTTGCAATTGAACATCATACTCCTCATATGCCTTGCCTAGGGGTTCGATTTGATAACTAGTGAATGACGACGAGTGCCAATTTGCAAGCGAGTCTTCATTGCGTAACTTGACGACGCTTTGCAAGTCAAACACGAGGTTGCCATCGATGTCAGGCGTGACCAAGAATTGCAAGACTTGACCTGTGCTATACGCTAACACCCTGACGCCATACTTGAATTGTGTGTTCGCCGTGTTATCCGATGTTGCGATGAACATCAGCCGTTGACCTCGCGGTGTGAACGAATAGGGTTGTGATGTGATAGTGATTGCCATTATTTTATTCCTTTTGCCGTATTAGTGCGGGTGTTTAATAACAAGCGTTTTTCGAGTTCGTTTTTCAGCAAGTCAAAGAAATCATCGCCCCGCGAATCAATCTCTTCGACAATGGCCTCGTTGAAATAATTGATTCCGACGATACCTTTTCGACCAATGCTTTGCGCGATGTTCCAAGATGCTGACCGCAAACGTGACTCGGTTGTCTTAATGAATTGACCTTGTTTATTGCGCAATCGTATCTTGCGAATTTTCAACCAGTCGTATATCGCGTCCGATGGGGGTGCCTTACTATTCGGCTTGCGACCATACTCGATGATGTCGGCATATCGTTTAGTCAGGTTTGATTTCGTCGTGAAATCCATTGTGTACTTGTTGTTGCGAACTTTCAACTTATATGTCAGCGACTCCATTAGGTTGCTAGTGGCGACACGATTTCGACTCTTGCCTCGAATCGAACGCATCACCTTGAGATTGCTCATCGCACGACGAACAACCGCCTCACCAAATACATTGAGTATGTCGATTGTGACCTCGTCTTTTGCCATTACACGAGTATGAGGTTAAGTTGTGTTGCGGTTATGGTGTACGCCTCGGCATTCGAGTCGCTATTCGCACCCCAATTGAGATAGTCATCGCCAGTGATTTGAACTTGTCCCTCATATATGGTTACACCATCAATATCACATAGTGCGTATTGTAACGATGCGCGAGTTTCGAGGTCATCATAACTGATGTATAATTTAAGGCATACCGCAGTTTTGGTCATGCCGTCACTCCAAATGTCAAGAGGTTGTATATTTTTCATGTTATCGTGTTAATCTTACAATTGTTCCCGCCGTTGATGCAGTGCTTGTCGCGTTACCCATTTGAATCGCGAGAATGACAAATATGCTTGCGGTCGTGTTGATGGTTATGTTTGATGCGTTCACCGAACTATTGACATATGAGGTCGCGTTATTATTTGCGGTCGGTGATATGCGCAAGTTACCGCTCGCACCAATAGTAGTGATGAATATGTTGCGTTGAAAACCTGTGTTTCCTGTTCCAACTGTATTGTTGAAAGTAGCAATTTGAGTCGCTCCTGTGAGTGATAGCGAGGTATTCACATATACGCGATAAGTTGTCGAGGTTCCGTTCGGAGTATTGGTGTTTAATTGACTGACAAACTCAATAAAGTCATTGGCCTGCAAAGTGTTTGCGGGGATTTCCGTACTAAACGCAATGGTGTTGGTTGTGGTATTCGACACGGTAACACCTGTGAAGTCACGACCCAAAATAATACTTGACGAAATACCTAAATCACTCACTAATTGAGCGGGTGTCCTAGCGGTGATGGTATTGTCGGCATTAACCCGCAAATAAGATATGGCGTTCGGATTCGTCAACTTGACAAGATTTTGACCCACCGTTGTCGAGTCAGTAATGCGCGATGCGGTCAATTGACGCAAGCGATACAATGATGTCGATGCATCATAGTACATATAATCGTTGTCAACAGGCGATGTCGCCACGACGTCATGAATCTCATCTAATTCATATCCATTTTGAATGCGATATTGAATGGTGCCATTCGTCGGTGATGTACGCACGACCATTCCAACATAGACGATGTGTTGCGGTGCGCTTGGTTTGACGCGAGTGATGTGACCCGCCGTTGTTGGTGATAGATATACGACATCACCATCGAGCAGGGTATCGCTAGTGAATGCATTAGGAGCAACCGCTCGTGTGTCAAGGGTATTGATTTGACCCAATGTGATGACATATCCGTCGCTATTATTGGGGATGTCAGCGTATACAACCCCGAATGTTTGGGCACTATTGGCGTCGTTGTTTGCTTGGGCGAGTACTGCATTCGGCAAGTTGCCAGTGCTACCGCTTAAATAAACGATGTACCCCTTGTATAAGGTTGCACCTGTCGAGTTGCGAACCTCAGTCTTAAGTGCCTCAGCAAAATCAACAATCCCATCGTTGTCGGTGTCGTATGTGCTCTTGAGCATATCGCCGATTGTTGGGGGGATAGACGGCAAATTGTCGAGGTCATTATAATCATTCGAGTAAGCAACCGCACCAAGTTGCCCATTGATGAACTCATTGGTTGCGGAGTTGAATAGTAGGGTGTCGTTTTGAAGAGGCGTGATGATATCAACATCATTCAAATCACGCAACTCGGTCGGTATGGTCGGCTTGTTGAGTATCTCTTCAACCCCACTGGTTGCGTTCCAATCCGAGTTGACCTGAGCAGGAACATCACCAAGCGTGATGAATCCACTATCATTGGTGAGTTCGCTTGTTAGTGTTGGTATAGGCGGTATGTCCTCACTTGTTATGAACCCACTATCATTGGTCAAATCACTTGTCGCCGTTGGGATGCTAGGTTTATTCAGTATTTGACTATCACCTGTTGTTGCATTCCAATCGGCAGGCGTTTGACGTTGACGATACCCCGCTCCGACCAATACCCAATACGATGCGTTTGTTGGTATGATTGCGTCGTTGCTTGCGATACATCTATATATGTTGCCATTATACCACACCAAGTCACCGACGACATACTGATTGCCGAACGATGAGTTGTGATTGACGTCATACTCGGTGCTCGAAAGCGTTCCCGAACCGCCACCGCCACTTGAATTGATTTGAACACGCCCATCACCCAAGTCTTGAATCGTCGTGTTATCACCATCAACTAAATCGAGAAGCGTTTGAACGGCGTTGTTTGTTCCGTTAACCTTTAACACTAGACTAGTGCCACCGCCTCCCGAACCGCCCGAACCCGAACCGCCCGTACTCCAATCGGCAGGGATATCACATGCCGACCAATTGTTCGGGAATTGCATTGACAATTTGCAATTCACACCTGTGAGTGTGTGTGTATACTCCTCAATAAATGGTTCGATTGTGGTGCCTGTCTCAAGCGTTACATCGGTGCCGAATATCACGCCCCCATTCTTAATCTCACTGATTAAGTCCTCCGCTAACCTGATGCAATCACTCAATGACTCACGTTGGTATTCGGTCGGGGTCTCTTTGTCACGAGGTAGGTCGGCGAATATCACATCGAACTCGTATGAGATTGCGCCGTCCGATGGGGTCATCGACACTGGGACGATGTGCATCCAAGGATATTGGTTGTCTTGCACGATGTCGGTCACATCAACCTGACCGTGTGAGAATCGGCGAATGAGATAGTGACCCTCGGCAAACGCCTTAAACCGCTCGATGACTATGTTGTATGATGTCTTATTTAGCATACTGCATTTTTATTTTTTGCCGTTGTGACTCGTTATAATCGCGCATATACGACAGGTGTGTCATTACCTCATACACTGGTCGGTCAAGCACTGCATCGAATTTCGTGATGTCGTGGTCACTCAATGTCTCGACGATGTGCATCCAACCCCATCGACTTAAGTCATTGCCTCCAATTGGGACGTCATCGCTTTCGTCGTCGCCTCCAAATAGGGCACTGAATTTTGAACCAATTCGTTTAGAATAGTCGAAAAAAAAACCATCACGCCATGAACTTGCGACATAGTCATCTTGTTGACCGCATCTAGATAGTACTTGACTCTGTCGACGTCGTACTGGTCTATCTCATACCACTTACCGAATCGACTCTTTATAGGTCGGTATAGGATTGCCATTAACTGAGGCAAGTGCGTGTAATCGAGTTGCTCTTTGTTTTTCCATATCGCTTGGGCGAATGTGTCTAGGTCGATGTGTTCGCGCAAGGATATCGCGTCAATGTCAGGAACGAACCCAAGGTCGACATCACCTTTGACGATATAGTCAAGACGAGGCGTGCCCTTGTCGAGTGCCTCAGTGAATTCGTTGACAATGGTGTCAATGGTTGACGCCTGCCATGACTCGACTGTCTTGCGGGTCATACCAGTGATAAGCATCACCCTCTCAACGTCGGACTTGAGCGAATGATACCTAACGAAATCGCCAAGCAAGATAGCATCGTATGATTGAGGTACACTGATTTTCATAAGTTGCTAGCAATGTGAATAATCGGTTGACCCTCATTGCCTGTTAACTCGGTGCGTTCCACGAACCCTCTCTTTTTGCCCTTGGTCTTAAGGTAGAAGATAGTTGAGGCGACATCACCCCCATCGATAAGTGTGTGCAACTTCGACTCAGCGAAATCGAGTACCTCCTCACTGATATGCTCAATCGCTTGCTTATAGTCCTCATCATCGCGCATCCAATTGTAATGGGTACCCCTATCGATGCCGACCTCACGGCACGCAGTCGATACGATGCCGAGTGACTTTCGCATCGCTTCGACCATCGCTTTTTTTAATGTTGAATTTTGGTGATTCATATAATGTCAATAACTACGTTTTTCCCTTAAACATTGGTGTTTCATCGGTGGCGAAATCGCACTTACTTGCGTTCTTTCCATTGCATTTGACAAACCGCATATCGTTGCTTTGCGTCTTTATACTCGGCAATCATCTTGCTCTCGGCCATACAACGACCGATGAACTCGCTCTTGTCCTCGTTTGCGTTTGGGTTGGGTAGTGGCATATCCTATCGGTTTGTTGTTTGTTTAATAAGGTCGACAACGCCTGCTATCGCCCAAACAATGATACCAGTCATTATGATGCTATATATAATCATCTTGCTTGAATAGTATTGCTTTGTGATGCGGTGCTCTTGCGTTTATCTTGTCGACTTGCTCTTGGTTATTGTCATAATGCAGGCCGATGTGATGCTTCATGACGAAAGTGTACTTGTCCTTGCCTTCGGTGAAAATCACATTTGCCCGACTGATACCAATGCGGTCGGCTACATTAAAAACGGATTGACCCTCCGATTTTCGTCTTGCGGTCAGTATTAAGACCTCAAGACCATCGGCGAGGGCGTTTTTTGCTAGTCTCTTGCCTTGTGGTGTTGATAGGACACCATCATAGTCGAATGAGACCCTTGTTTTTGCGAGATACTTATTCATTTTCGGTTTTATTTAGATGCCTTTTGAGTTCTTTGAGTATGGTCATGGCATTGCAAGCGGTACATGAGATACGTTGGTCGCTCATCTTATTAAACCATTTGGTGATTTCGGTGATGACCTTAGGGTCGTTTATACTACCTGTCTTGGGGAGCGTGTCAAGAAACAATTTGAGTTGCTCGACGTCCTCATCGGTCAACTTATACTTGCCCCATTTTCCGACTGGGCATTCGGCAAGTCTCAACCATGTTTTGAGTCTCATATCGCACCCGCACAATCTTGCCTTGCGACGATAGTATGTGACAGTGTTTTCGTCTTCGGACTCCTCGTCCTTAATCTTGTTGCCAATGAATTTGGTGCCACAAGAGTGCGTTTGTTCTTTGTAGTACTTGCACCCTCGACAGGTCTCGAATCGTTCCTTGCGGACATTAGCAGGGACATTAAAGTTGATGAGCATTGCGTTTGATTTTATTGATTGCGTTTTCTACTAATTTATAGAGTGTCTTGACCTCGATGCCTGTCTCATCGGAGCATTTTTGATAACTGAAATCGGTCATCATATATAGTCGAAGCATTGTCGCGTCGATTTCAGGCATCATCGAGATGTATGCGTCTAGATATTCGTTGTCTAGGCGACTCCCCAACCAAGGGGCGTCGCGTTCCTTTTCGTATGCCGTTGATTCGCTCAACCATCGAGACTCGAATGAGCGATATTTTGTTCCATAACGGCTTGATTTGTCTATCGCCATTAAATAAAGTGAGCGGTTGACATAGGCGAAGAGACCCCCATCACTGGCGAGTTGACACAACTTGTCCGATTGATTTTCGAGTATCTTGAGCATTGTCTCGGACAATAGGTCATCGCCTTTGACTCGGTCACGCATTAGACCAGTCGCAAAGCGTTGCCATATGGGTAGGTGCCTTTTCAATTCGATATTGATGTCGCAACTTTTCAACTTTTGTCAATGTAGCGAATAAATGACATATCTTTGCCAAATGTAACAAGCACGAGTAGTTCGTGTGCATCAATTTAATTGACAATGGCAAAAATAAGTAAATTGGAACAGTTCATTCTAGATGAATTCGGCACTCGCGACCTATGTGCCAAGCGTCTTAAGGTGTCTCGTTGGACGATATACCGATGGATAGACCGGCCTGAGGCGATTCAATATAAACATCTCAAGCGATTGAGTGAGGTCACAAACAAAGACCTTTGTCATATAGTAAGCAATCACATAAACAATTGATACAATGAGCAATTTCACACCAAAAGAGGGATTCGGAGCATTATTCCGCAACACCAAAAAGACCGAAGAGAAGCAACCCGACTATCGAGGCAACATTCAAGTCAAGGGCGAAAACTTTGTCCTAGTTGCTTGGGTTAAAGACGGCAAGAATGGCAAGTTTTTATCTATGAAAGTTGAGTCGCAAGATATGACCGAGCGTAAACCAGTGAAGAGTGAGGAAAATGAAAGTAATGACCTACCGTTCTAATTGTCCGCATCGTGAACCTGAGGACTTGAGTTATCGTGATTTTATTGATGACGCTATCGAGCGGGTCGATAAGGGTGAAAAGCAACTCAAGTGCTCGGTTTGTGGGCGATTTATTTGGGAATCTTTATACACAATCGAATGAATCTTTGTACCATATGTGAGGAACGCACCGCAAATCATATGATATATAAGTGGTGGGAAAATCCTAAAGAAATGCATCTTTGTTGCAAGTGCTATGTTCACGAGGGGAATGCTCCGACTGATTGGCATCCGCTATGTATGATTACTTATGAAAAAATTAAATAACGAGGTGACAAATGAATACCATTGAGACCCTCTTGTCGCTTATTAACCCCCGTGACCATAAACGAGCACTCATGTCATTGCAATCGATGTTGATGCCTGATGCAAGACAACAGGTTGAGTTGAGAATCGCTCAATTTGCCAAGCAAGAGCAAACCATCGATTCGACATTTGAGCACATTAGTCATTGCGTGTCGATGTTCACTGGTGTCGATGATATCCCAAATACCATCAGTCGCAAGAGGCGTGAGGTTATGGCAAGGCAAATGGTAATATATTGCGTATGTGCCGAACTAGTTGGCACTAAAAAACTCACCCTGATGCAAGTCGGCAAGTATTTTAAGAACAAATACAATCACGCTCTCATCATACATTGTCGCAAGAGCATTGCTGACCTATACATCACCGACAAGTTGTTGCGTGAAAATATGGACAACATATCGGATTGCTTATATCAAAATGGATTAATCTATACTAAGGTATGCCTAAAATCGACAAACTAGTCAACGTCAGTGACGATTCATTGATACATCGCGAATTGATTGAACTCGATTCCCCCAAGATATCAGCAAAGGAACATCGCAACTATGCCTCGATGATTCAAGAATTGCATCACGAACGACTTGAGACCTATGCATTGAAGCGAGGTATCTCGGTCGATAAGGCAACTCATGAATTGATGAGACTGCATTCGGAGGGTGTGAACATTGCAAGTCACATCTCATTCATCATTAAGGTGCCACACAATAAGTATATGGAACGACTGAACCAGTTGCACGAGAACCCTTGGTTCATACGATGATTGAATTCTTGCCCAAACAACTTGAGTGTCTCAAAGCACTGGCGACCGACTCGCCCTTTGAACTCGTGCTCTTCGGAGGAGGAGCAGGGGGGTCGAAATCGTTCATCGGTTGCGCTTGGCAAATACAACGTCGCTTGAAATATAAAGGGACGAGGGGTCTTATTGGTCGTTCTAAACTTGACACGCTAAAAAAGACCACTTTAAAGACGTTTTTTGAGGTGGCGGGAATGTTCGGCCTTGTTGCCAACAAACACTATCAATTCAATGCTCAATCCAATGTCATCCAGTTCGCAAACGGGAGCGAGATTCTGCTAAAGGACTTGTTCGCATATCCGTCGGATGCGAATTTCGACAGTTTAGGGTCGCTCGAAATCACCGACTACTATATTGACGAGTGCTCTCAAGTGAGTAAGAAAGCGGTCGATATTGTGCGGAGTCGCGTCAGGTTCAAATTGAATGAGTACAACCTAGCACCAAAAGGGTTACTTACTTGCAATCCGTCAAAAGGTTGGTTGTATAATGAATTCTATGCACCTTGGACTACTGGTGAGTTGCCCCCATATATGGCCTTTATTCAAGCGAGGGCGATTGATAACCCGCACTTGCCACCATCATACATCGAGACGTTGTCTAAATTGCCTGAGGTTGACCGCAAACGTCTTCTCGACGGTGATTGGAATTTTGATGACTCCAATGATGCATTGTTTGTGACCGATGATGTACTCCGATGCTTTCGGTCAGCCGAGGAATCGGGCGAGTTGTTTATCACCGCCGACATTGCTCGACTGGGTAAGGATAGGTCAGTCATCGGATTGTGGCGAGGTTTATCGCTCATCCAAGTGATTGAGTTACGCCGAAAGCGTGTGACTGAGGTCGCCGACGCCATTAAGAACCTTGCAAACCTAAAGTATGTAAAACTTGGCAACATCATCATTGATGAAGACGGTGTCGGAGGGGGCGTGTGCGATATCGTAAAGGGCACGCGAGGTTTTCGCAATGGGTCGAAAGCATCGCATCCCGAACGATTCGTCAATCTCAAGGCCGAGTGTTATTTTAAACTAGCGGAGTTTATCGAATTTGGTCGTGTGGTGTTCCCATCCGAGTTTAAAGACACTATCGTTCGCGAGTTGGATATGATACGACGCAAAAACCCTGAGGGCGATAGCAAGTTGACAGTGACTAGTAAAGACGAGATTCAACGAATGCATGGCCTATCACCTGACTACGCTGATATGATTATGATGCGTATGTTCTTTGAATTGTTCCCGAATTATGGGCGATATTCATATGTCTAAAAAGTAGTTTTCAACACTGAAAGTCTTGTCAGTATTGAGTTTGTTGCAGTTATTAACATAGAGCGATAAAAATAATTCGTCACGAATTTGGAATGTAGCAAAAAAGCAACATATATTTGCCCCATTAATAACGATAACAACTCAAAAAACAACTTTTAAAATTAACGATATGGAAAATCAATCAACAATCGCAATCGAATCCACAATCGAATTGATGGACTCTTACAACTTGTTTGAAAACCTTAACAAGAGAGAGGTTGAGCGAATTAAAAGTGCTTTGAAAAGCATTGCTATTGCGGGTTATTTGGATGCAAAAAACACGCTTAATAACACAACCCTTGAAATCAATTTGTAATTAACAATTATAAAAAATCAATTTTATGACAATCCAAGCATCTTACACACTTATCATCAACGACTTGCCAAACCGCACGTCGCAAATCATCGAATTTCGTAACATTAGAGAAGCACTCAACTCGTTCATCGAGCGATGTGATTCTCTCGACCTCGAATATCGTGAGGACAATAACGGCAATTTTATCGCAGGCGGTATCGGTCGCGACTTTGAACTTGAACTAATTAGCAATTTCTAAATTCAATTTATATGTCAAAAAAGACAATCACTCACGTTATTCATCGCCCAATGGCGGTCGATAGCATCACCATCGAATTGCCGTACTACTGTCGCAACAAGGTGGGCAACTATTTGTATCATTGTATCGTTGACGACGACAAAGTCCTCAACTTACTAGTCACGCAAAGTGGGGGGTTCATTAGCACCAGTGACGACGTCACGAAATTGCTCAATGACCCATCACTTGAACCCTGCTCACGCGAGGAGTTCATTCAATCATACGCAAAAGTCAATGATTCATTCACTAAACTACTCCCATACGATGGACACCTCGACAATTGATGCATTGCAAAAATTCAATCAACGATTGAACTCTCAACCCTCCGATGAGGGGGTTGAGTCAACTCCCGATGGTAAGGCGCGAACGCTTGTCATCAGTCACATCGAAATGACGCTCGACGAATTGTTTTTCGGCCAGTGGTCAACTGAGTCGTTCCAATGGTCGGCAATTGCTAATGAGGTGCAAGGGTGTCTTGAACTTGTGGTCACTCACCCAATCACAGGCGAGAAGATTAAGCGCACTGGTTGTGCTTCGGTCATCATAATGGTCGACCGAGTGCCTGACGCCCTTAAAAATGACCCGCAAGCACGAAATCAGTGGGCATTGTCACCATCTAACAAAAAACCGAATGCGCTAGATATGGCATTCCCAAAATTGAAAGCGGAGTGCCTTAAAAATGCGGCTCAGTCGCTAGGCAAGATATTCGGTCGCGACTTGAATCGCAAGAATGCCGACACATATCGCCCATTTAAGTTGCAAAAGTCAGTAACCCAGTTGCCTGAGAGCACGATGATAAGACTTGAGCAAGGAATCAAAACAGGTGCGGACGAATTCGAGATTCGCAGTGCAATGGATGCCCTCGCCGAACTGATGAGCGATGACCAAAAAAACCGATTAAACCAACTAATTCAAGAAAGACAATGATTGAAAAAATTAGTTCCTTGGTTTTTATGATTTTGTTCATAACAACTTTGATTTTCCCATTTTATCTAGTGTGGAAAACCGACCGCGAATTGACCAAGCAAATCGAAGACGTAAAAAAGTTACTCGATGAGCAAGAAAACGAATTAAATCAATTAACACAAGAAAACGAATGAACCAGTATATTCAAGACGCGATGATGCACATCGCACAAAATTCAATCGCTTGGGACAAGATTCGCCTCGGCAAGTTCACAGGTAGCGGAATCAGTGCGTTGATGACTGACCCTCGCACCAAGGCCGACAAGGATGCAGGCAAATGGTCACAAACCGCCGAAAAGTATATCATTGGCAAAGCAATGGAGGTCATCACAGGTCAATCGAATGACGATGCGTTTGGTCGTGCAATCGAATGGGGTAACGAATGGGAAGAGCACGCCATTGAGCAAGTGCGCATCGCCCTCAATTCACCCGCCGACCGAACCGATATCAAACCATCATTTAAATTATTCAATGACTACACTGGTTGTTCGCCTGATGCGTTGATGTATCATTCGGCAATGGGTATAGAGGTAGGTGTTGAGGTCAAGTGCCCATTCAACTCGGTCAACCATTATATGCATTCGCGTGTTGTCGACGGTGCTTCACTTTACGATGTCAACGAGGACTACTTTTATCAGGTTCAATTAAATATGTTGACCTTTAATCGTACACATTGGGTGTTCGCGTCGTATGACCCTCGTCAACCCGAACATCGAATGTTGCACTTGTCATTGATTGAGTTTGATTCCGAGCGTGTAGGTCAATTACTAGAGCGCATTGAACGTGCTGACGCATACCGACGCGAGATTGTTCAAAAATGGAATGCATTGTAAACAAATTACAATCACTCAATTCATTTAATGGTGTACTATTGTACTGCGACTCAGATGAAAAAATCAAATACTTACCGTCACCGCATTGCCATAGCATTCTCGTGCACTGGGTCGCCTTTGCGTGTGGCGGTAGTATTTTTCAAATGAAAAAATCATTTTTACTTTACCTCGATTCACTTGAGGTGCTCAATGTCTTATCGGACGAACAAGCGGGGCAACTATTCAAAGCGATTCGATGCTTGCAATTGGAAATTGATTGTGATGTTGACCCATTTATCACTATCGCACTTGCTCCATTCATTCAACAATTTAAGCGTGACAATGACAAATACATGATGATAGTTGAGCGAAATCGTGCGAACGGCTTGAAAAATAGCAAGTTATTGCACGCTGAGAAAAGAACCCAATCGAACCCAATGGGTACCAATGGCACCCAATTGAACCCAATGGTGACCGATAGTGATAGTGATAGTGATAGTGATAGTGTATCTACTAACGTAGATAAGAGACGCATTCAAAAAACAAAAGCACCTAGCGAACAAGAGGTCATCGAGTTCTTTACATCAAACGGCTACCGCTCCGATATAGCATCAAACGCCTTCAGGTACTATGACTCGGCGGGTTGGCGTGATTCACGAGGCAAGGCGGTCATTAATTGGAAGCAAAAAATGAGAGGTGTTTGGTTCAAGGACGAACACAAGGCCAAACAACTCAATCAATCAACCTATCAATCATCAACTAAATATCGACCAGTATGAACTATGATATCGAAATCGAACAATGTATTCTCGGCGCGATGTTGCTTGAACCCTCAAGCGTTGCAAGTGTCATTTCACAAGTTACGACCGAGATGTATTTTCACCCAAGACATCAAACGATTCATTCAGCAATCGTTGAATTGACAAATCAAAATCAACCTGTCGACCTGTTAACAGTGAATCGAATACTCCGCAAGACTGGTGACATCGAATCAGTCGGAGCGTCATACCTATCACAACTAACAAATCGCATCGCATCCACTGTCAACCTAGACACTTGGTGCAAGTTGCTCTATGAATTTCACCTGATGAGGCAAATGCGGAACATATGCCTCGAAATTGCCGATAAGACGACGATAGATGAATCCGACGCCTTTGACCTATATGCTGAGGTAATTTCAAAACTTGAGTCGATTCTTGCGTCTAATATCAAAAGCGACGTTAAGCATATCAGTCAATTGTCAAACGAGGTGACCAAGAGCATCATCACACGAATGAACTCCGCTAGTGAGGTGAGCGGGTATTCGAGTAGTATCAAAAGCGTTGACAACCTCATTGGAGGACACCAAAAGTCCGATTTGATGTATATGGCAGGGCGACCCGCAATGGGCAAGACTGCAATGGCATTGACCGAGGTGCTTGAACTTGCAAAAAAAGGTATACCAGTAGCGTTTTTCTCACTTGAGATGTCGTCTCAACAAATCACTTACCGCCTGATGTCCATGCTCAGTGGTATCGATGGGTCAACGCTGATGAAATATCGACTCGATGATGAGACCCTCAAAACATATTATCGGAATCTAGACCGATTGAATTCACTCCCCATCTATATTGACGATACCCCTGCATTATCAGTCATCGACCTAAGGGCAAAAGTCAAGAGATTGCAACACAAACACCAAGTCGAGGTCGTGTTTGTTGACTACGTCCAATTAATGACCAGTGGAACAAAGGCCAAGGGCGTCAGCCGTGAACAAGAATTGAGTCACATCAGTCGCAATCTTAAGTTGATTGCAAAGGAATGCAACATTCCGATGATTGTGCTTGCTCAATTGTCACGAGGAGTTGAGTCGAGAAGCGAAAAGCGACCATTGTTGAGCGACTTGCGTGAATCAGGTTCGCTTGAGCAAGATGCCGATATTGTATCATTTTTATTCCGACCTGAATACTATGACATGATGCGCGACGAACAAGGCAATTCAACCGAGGGACTGGGTGAGTATATCGTCGCCAAACAACGAAACGGGAGCATCGGCATTGCACAAATGCGATTCCATCCGTCAATTATGAAATATACTGATTACACCGAAAACCCTTTTTAAATGAGACACGGTTCACTATTTTCAGGAATTGGAGGTTTTGACCTCGCATCCGAATGGATGGGGTGGGAAAATGTATTTCATTGCGAATGGAATCCCTTCGGACAACGAGTGCTTCAACACTACTGGCCTAATGCCGAATTATTCGACGATATAACAAAAACAAATTTTACAAAATACTATGGAACAATTGACCTTATTTCAGGTGGATTCCCTTGTCAACCCTATTCAGCAAGTGGAAAGCGACTCGGCAAAGAAGACGAACGCCATCTATGGCCTGAAATGCTTAGAGCAATACGAGAGATTGCCCCGCGTTACGTCGTGGGCGAAAATGTTCGCGGGATTACTAATTGGAACGGGGGAATGGTATTCGACGAGGTGTGTGCTGACTTGGAAAATCTTGGGTATCAAGTCGCGCCCTTTATTATTCCTGCGTGCTCGGTCAATGCCGTGCACCAACGAGAGCGAGTTTGGTTTATTGCCTACTCCGACCGTGATAGATGGTGTCAAGACAGGCGACATGACAGGTTCGGCAAAAATGTTAATGGGTGCAACAATGAGGAGTTCGGGGCAACAAATACAAAGGACGCTATCGGATGCGGTACAAATGGAGGTGCTCAAGACGAACCCTGCTCTTGCGCTAGAATTGGCGTCAAAACAATTTGTGAAAAGGACAAAACTACCGACTCAAGAGGAATTTGTCGAATGGATAAAAACATTGGGAACAAAAAAGGAATTAGCGACGACATTGAACCTCAAATTGACAACAGTGGAGCACTGGTATCGAACGGACAAGGTAGGATTCAGTCACCCATCTATACAGGATTGGGAAGCAATCAAGACTCACTATCCTGTGCCGTTGGAATTAGACACGAAAATGACACACCAAGAATCAATCGAATGGCAAGGAATGTTGCCGACACCGAGCGCATTCGATTGCAAGAATGGAATGAAACCGCAAACGTATCTAGCGAGAAAAAAGAGACACCAAGAAAAGGGGGTCAATCTTCAATACGCCCTGAAGCAAATTGCAGCCGATATTTCGCACGAACAAACTGGCAAGATTTCCCAACTCAATCCCCGATTTGTGGCCGAAATGATGGGATTCCCGCCGAATTGGACGGAATTACCATTTCTAAATGGCGAACCGAAAGCATAAAGGCATATGGCAACGCAATTGTGCCACAAGTAGTGTATCAAATCTTTAAATCAATTCAAGAATATGAAAATCTATCGAAACAAAGACCAGTCATTTGATGTCGTCAATGACAATGGAGTATTATTTCACTTGCACAATGATTGCATTCGCGTCATCGGTCGCGTCAGTCATAAATGGCAACATCACTCGCGTGCAATCAAACGCATTCCCGCTAGATATTCACGATATTTGTTAGTATTAACAAACGCGACTATCAATGAAAAAATGCAAGATATGTCGAGAATTCTTTGAACCGACTTATTCATCATTGCAACCAACTTGCACGAAACCTCAATGCATCATCTCATATGCAAAAAGAGTCGAAGAGAAAAAAAGCAAACGCGAAATCAAAGCGATGCGCGAACGAGTCAAGTCAGTCAGTCACTGGCGACGAGACTTGCAACAAGCATTCAACGCATATATCAGGGCAAGAGATAAGCATCGACCATGCATCAGTTGTGACCGACCACTCGTCGGCAAATATGATGCAGGTCACTTCTACTCGGTGGGTTCTTATCCGAACTTGAGATTTCACGAGCATAATTGTCACGGCCAGTGTGTCGAGTGCAACCAACATAAACACGGCAATCTCATCGAGTACTCATTAAGATTGCCTGACCGAATAGGTGTCACCGAATACAACGCATTGCATCAAATCAAAAATGAACCCCTCCGACTTTCACTTGACGAGATAAAAACGAAAATCAAATACTATCGAAATCTTCTTAAATCAATTCAATAATGTATACCGAAAAACAAATCATTCGCATTACCGAACTACGTCACAAGCGATGGTCACTCTTGGGTGACAGTAACTCAATCAGCGAGTCTCAACTGCGAACGCAACTCAATAACGTCAACAACGAATTGTATCTACTAACTGGCAAAAGACAATACCTATGATTGCGTCGTTCACATATCCCGAATACCTCAACGAGGTCGCTGATGTCATCGGTCGGATGCGAAGCGAATCAAATGAAGAGTTGCGTTCTTTGTTCCCCGAATTTTCACGAGGAACACAAGAGGACAAAATCAGTCGATTCGGTGTCCTTTGTGAGATGGTATTTGCATACTACCTACAAAAAGAGGGTAAACAATACAAAATGGGTGTCTTGCTAGGCGGTAAACCAGTACCCGAACCTGATGTCATCATCGGCGACACGCGAATCGATGTCAAATGGATAAGCGGTGACGAATTCCGAGTAAACACCAAGGCACATCAAAAAAAGAACGACGTCACGCACTATGCATTTGTGCGACTAGCACCTCCTAACTATGCAAAGATGTGGGTCATTAAGTATGATGAGGTGAGTCGATGGGAAGAAAAAACCGCATTCACGCCGTTTCTATTCAAAAAAATCTATGAACCTCAAGAGCATCGTCGATAATCAGTCAAAGCAATTCATTGTCGGACTTGTTACGTTCGCCCTTTTGATGCTTGTGCTTGACCTTAAACCCGCTATAATTGCGATGATAGGTGTCGCTTTCTTGAATGAGATGATATCGGCCATTCAAAAAAGAACATGGATGTTCAATTCACTGGATATAGTGTTCACTTTACTCGGTGCCGTCGGTGCCTATCTAATTTCATTGATATAATGGTTCGGCTTGACTATAACGAAAACGAACAAGTGCTACGAATATGTGAGCAGGAATATATTCTAGACAATGGATTCGTGACCATTGGTAAAAACCTTGCCGAATCAATGGCGCATCTCTTTGCTGACTATGTTGACGCTAGTGACTTCGATGACGAGACTCGCTCAAGTGCCAAGGCAATGCGTTCTATATTTAACGAATGGCGTGCGAATCTATACGATGACGATTTTTAGAAAAAAAGCAAGTCGATAATCAATCCGAGGGTGCCTCCGACCATCGTGAAAAGAAAGTCCTCCATGTTAAATCGACGACCCTGTGATGAGTCGATGAACTCTTTTGCGAATCCAAATAGTGCACATATAATGAAAGACCCCAGTGCACCAATGAAGATGGTTGCAAGCACATATATAACAAGACCCGCAATGAGGTGTTGTATTTTATCAGGTTCAATCATACTTGAAAATGGGGCATATCTTTGAATGATTTCCAATTCCCGCCCCATTCGACCTCAGGGTATTGAATGGCGACGATATGGGCGAACTTGGCGAATAGAGCAGGCGACCAGTCAAGTTTTCCTTCACGAGTCTTGAACGCAATGTCAAACGCTTTTGATGGGTAACTGTTATGCTTGCCTCCTCGTTTGATTTGAGTGACAATGGCACCCGCCTTGGTTCGTCCTTGGGCGTATAGGTCTAGTTGTTCCTGAGGTGTTCGATATGTGCAAGTGATAAATGGTTGAGGCAACTCAGGATTGAGCACCCCAAATGCTTTAGAACCATCACGCCAACACTTGCGAAGCACTGGCACACAATCGTCAATGTTACGACTCGGCATTGTTGCTTAATTTATGGATTGTCGTGTCTTTTAAGGCACTCGATTTTGATGAACCGACATAGTATGAGAAGATGCTTGCTCCGATGCTCATAATCGCTCCGAAGCACATATCGGCGAGGCGTTGATTTTCTTGCGGAATTACTATGAATGTTAGGGTGATGATGGTTGTGATGAGAAGCACAAGACCTGTGATGACCACTGACGCCATTAACCAGTCGCGACCGCCTGTTGTTTTGGTATACTCGGCTTCTCTTAATCGTGCCGACGTCCTATCTTCAACCTCCGCTTTGTATGATTCAAGTTCATTTTGCACATCAATGCGATGCATCTCAAGTTGCCATTCTAGTCGATAGCGTTCAAACTCAAGTGCTAGGTCACGATGTGCCTCGCTCTTTTCTTTGTTAGCATTCAAATACTCACCAACTCGCTCGATTGCCTCGACGCCAGTAATATCACCCACGACCTTGAGCACATCACCCGCGACAGGTTTGACCTTGTCACGCATAAACACGCCGAACTTTGACTCACTGATACGTTTTCCAAGGGGTTTTTTATCACTCATTTTGGTTTGATTATGAGGTTGAATATCCCACTGAGAATTGATTTGTAATTCGCAAACAAATATATAAACATCTTCTCGCCGAGGAGCGTGCTAATTGGCACCAAGAATTGAGCGGACGACTGCATCCCTTTAGCATTACAATAGATGCTCACCATATAACCCGAAAACACACTCATTCCAACGACGGCCAACCATTGAATCACCGACAATGTGCGTTTTTTATAGACCTCGTATGATATTTTGCCAAGCAATCCGATACTCATTCCAATGACGTATGTTTTTTGTTCGGTTGAATACGCAATCAATTCATCTACCCAATTGTGTTGCATCTTTAGGTCTTTTTACTTGTGCAAGTAATCGTTGCTCATATGCTTTCAACTTCACGAGCAACTCTTTTCGTTTATTAACGGCGCATTCCTCTTTTTTCATAATGGCAATTGTGAAAGTCGATAGTCATAAACATCGTGACTAGTCGCCGTGTTCCCGCTACTAAAAATATACGACCCGCTACCTTTACGCATTTGCAATGGCGGACGTTGAGGCCATACATTATTTGAGTATTCAGGGAACAATGATGAGTTCGCGCATAGATAATCGACCATCAATGCAGTATAGTATTCGGCGTTTGCACGAGCACGATTGAGCATATCTTTGAACACAACGTCACTCACTGGTGATGAGTCCTCCGATGTTCGTTGCACAAGAGTGCCATTGTCAACCTTGTATGTAAGTGACGGTAATGCTTCAACCATCGTCCACCATAATACAACACGACGAGCATAATCATCGACAAGTGTTTGATAGTCGCCCGATAGAGTGTTGTCAGCAATATCATCTCGCAACTTGGTGTATAGCGATGTGCCTAGATAAGCACTCAAATACTTGTCTTGAGCAAGATAAATCGCAGGGTATAAAAGGTTCGGGTCAACCGCTCCATTGATGGTTGTGTATTTTTTCACATACACATCATTGATGAATAGTATCTCGGCCATTATTCGTAGGTGTATTTTAGTGATGCATGATTCGGCATTGAATAGGGTGTTTGACCCTCGATTCCTTTTTGCGGTACATAGGGAACATTGCCGACCCTCTTTTCGTTCTCAAGTCCATTGTTCGGCATGATGCGTCCCTTTTCATCCCGCTTGCGCATAAAAATGAGACGCTTGAAAGCGTGCCTGCAAAAGCACCCCCCCTTAAAGGTGAAAATGTCGTAACTACTTGAACCTGAGGGCGCAAACTGACCATTCACACCATTGTCACTCATATTTTGAATGTCCTCATATCGGAACACTTTTCCGTTTTTAGACATCGAGACCATTGCTCGACAAAACTCGCGCGATTTTTTACTGATGTTCGTCGTGTACGCATACCTCAACTTATACATTCCCGCGTCACCCCACTTCGATTTTTGGTCGCCGTTGGCATATGAGTCGTATGAGGCCAGTTCGAGCGATTGAATCTTGTTGATTGCATCGACCTCCTCGTCGTGTGTGTGACAAGCGTCCTCCTCACTCACAAGTTGCCATTCATTCAAGTCGATGTATTCACCTCGCTCAGTCATCACCTCAATCCAATACTTTTCATCCTCGTCACTCATATCGATGTCACGAACCTTACCGCTTAGATGATGCATTGTGCGTTGTATCGCTTGCATTGCCACCGCATTCGGGTCAACCGAACCTTCTTTAATTCCTGAGAAGATATCCTCGATTTGAGCGGTTGTAAGCATTGGGAACGACGCACCCATCACCGCCTTTGCAGTTGACACGGGGAGCACACCAGTTGCCGACTGAATGATGATTTCAAGCATTGATGAGATTTGTGCTCCATTCATCGCGGTTTGTGCGACGTCGGTTGCGGGCACATCCTAAACTGGGACGTCGATATTTGATTCAACGCTTGGAGTTGCCTCGGTAACTGGCGCAACA